GCTCTCAAAAACAACATACGTATATCGAGAAACATGTTTTGCTGAATCACCAATAACATCTTCTGGCGATCAGCAGGACTAAAGAACCCCTTGGCTTCTACATAAATGTCTTGTTCCGGAAGATAAAAATCTGGAGTGTACATTCTCGGCTTAGGCTGATACGAAATTTTTTTTGTTTCGTACTCAAACTTTACGTTTTTTTCCGCGAGGTTTTTCGCTACGGAAAGCTCATAGTCTGAGCGGAATCTATGTCGTTTAGGTTTACTCATAGATTACTAACTTCCTGTATCGATTGAGAAATTCTTTCCTGTAATTTCGGAGTTGTATTCCCGATTTGCAGGAGTGCGTGAGAGTACTCATCTCCGGGAAAAACTACGACTCGTCCTTGGCGTACGACATTTGCGATACTAATCAATTCGTCCGTAGCTTTTTTACCGTCGCGCTCCCATGTTTCGTGCCCTAAAGGTTGACCGAAGTGTTGCCACATAGTCAACGGTAAGCATCGCTCAAAGTTACGTGCCCATCTAACCCACGGGTCTCCGCCTCTCTTGTCAGCGGCTTCGATGTAAACTGCGTAAGCTCCCTCATTCAAGTAAAGAAGCTGACGGTCCACTTTTTGTGTCATCAGAAGGGGCATCTTTGTCCTCCACTACAATACGACGCAAGGTTGAAAGACCATCCGCCTTGATTCCTAAGCCGTAGTCATTACAATCAAGCTGGCAAAAAACCTTACCACGTTTGTACGTCATGTCACCGACTTGGTAGATTGTCGCGTACTGCACGTCATCCAGTAATGGACGTAACTCGTCAATCACCATCGTGTTGTGCCTCTCCACATCTTTCATGATGCGGTCCTTGAGCTTGATGATCTTTCCTTGTAGCTCGACTACTTTCTTGATATCTGCGGTCTTCATAGTTCCTTAACCTTCAGTGTGTGGTACCAAGCTAGCGGCTTGTTCTTAGCACGGGAGGTGACTTTACCATGTTGGGTGGCTTTAGGCCAGCAATGCGCTCTGTACCCACAAAACGTACATTGCCTATTGAGTAGCTTGTTACCGGTGTAAATTTTTTCCCCTTGCTGAGTGTAGTACTCATCTTCAGGCTCCATCGGCGGTTTCTTGAACTTGAAGTTAGACATAAGAGCTTCCACAGTTCTGTGTGCCTCATCCAAGTATTCTACCCGATCCTCTGCTTGATCACTCGGTGCTTGCACAAAGTCTATTTCTCCAGAAGATTTATCAACTACTATCCACCCCCCGAAATCCATGTTCTTTGATTCAGCGTAGAGATGTCCTTGCATGACATACCCGAAGGGGTCATCGTCCTTGATGTTGTCGTATCCTTTGCCAAACTTTTGCTTGAAAGAGTACGGGCTTGCAGACTTAACGTCCCAGACTTTTACTCCATCAACATCATCTTCCATAATTAAGTCGAGTGTACCCTGTACACTTTCCGAAGCGATATCTAGTTGGCATTTACTCTGAGCTTCTACGATCTTTATACCAGCGCCCTTGAGTACGGCCATCACCGCACACTCAACAAGGTCACCAATCAAGAATCTCAATATTGCGTTATAGCTCATCTCCTCTTCTAAGCCGTCTCGCCCGCAAATCTGTTGGCACAGAGGTCTCCCGAGCCCACTCATGCGTATACGCCACTGTGGATCTCGGTTGAATTGTTTTTCGAGTGCCTCGCGGCAGTCCCTCGCGAACTCCTCCAAAATGGAAGGGGAAAGCGATGCTTCCCCCCTCACGGCTTGCTGTAAGAAGTTCTTTACACGAAACTCCGCAAGCATCCTAGTTGAAGTCCGCCGCGAGATCTACTTCCTCGTTTTGAACCTTCGCCTTCAGCGCCTCCTTGTGTTGCTCCAAGATACGATGATTCGATGCGGCTACAGTCTGAACAAACATCCCTGTGGTTTCTAAGTCCTGATCTGTCATCTTGACAGTCTTCTCAGGAGTAAACACAGGAGTGAAGTACGTGACGGTACCCATCTTGTGACGTTTAGTAGTCAAGTCAAATACCTGCTCGCTCATGAGTATACCCTTAGGTAACTTGTCAATTGCCTCCTTTGCTGGGCGGAATGCAGAGCGTTTAAAATATGTCACAACAGGATGCGACTCAACTTTGACGTCCCTGCCATCGGCTGTTTTGCCTTCCATGCTAACCAGTGCGTAAAACACGTGGTTGACTGTCGCGAGACGTGACGCAAGAGTTTTAGGATGGTCAGCTCCTAGCTCTTCTTCCTCACTCTTAGAAATACGTCCACACTTGTTTCCACCAGTGGTGTCAGGAAACTGATGCTCTAGCTTCGGCTCTTGAGTTGAGCGACAAGAGAACTTACCCTCCTCCGCATCGAATATAGACCACTCGTAGTATCGAGCCATCGGCCGGAACTTGACGCTGTCTGCATACACAAACTCGCCCTCGTAATACAATTTCCAAGTACCTTTCTTTAAGGTGTTGCCCACGTCATCATCAGTATCATAGTTGATGTTCAACCGACTCAGACCAGTCTTTGGCTTTTCTTCAGACTCTCCTTGACCGATGAGTGCCATCAAGGCTTCACGGTCACCCGACTTGACAACATCCATGATGTTATCTGCATTTTCTAAAACGCTCAGTTCGCCCATTACGTAGCTCCTTTAATTTGCGTATACAACTTGGGTATCTAACCAGTTAGACCCCATTTTTACCTCAACAGAGATCGGCATATCGTATTCTACACCATACCTGCGTCGGCACTCTTCAGGTAGAGACATCATTGCTTCTACCACAAGATTAGTACAAGTATCCTCCTCACCGGGAAATATGTCAAGCACAATACTATCGTGCACCGTATTACATATCACACTTTTTAAATTCTTACTTTTCATAGACTTAGAAAGATAAACTAAAGAGATTGGCAAGAGATCCCCGGTTGCAAACCCCTGCACAGGGTAGTTGCAGATGGCTGTCCGGTTGGTCGCCGTACCCCAGTCTGTCCACGTCGTACCGGGAAACGCATACTGTCTTCCGGATGGTAGCGTGATGAAACCCTTCTCGACTGCGTCGCTCTGTAGTTTGTCGTGCCACGCAGTTACCCCCGCGTACTTGTCTTTGAACGCACGGTAGTATCGTTGCTGATCAGGAGTACCTGTTGTTCCCCCGTAGAGCGGTTTAAAAGTATGAGCCTTCGCTTCTTGCCGCGAGCATCCAATAATTTCAGCAGTGACAGTATGTACATCCGTCTTGTTCTCCACGTCGTGGTACGCTTGCGGGTCGTTCGCTAAGAATCCTGCGACTCTGAACTCGAGTTGCCCGTAATCAGCCTCGAGTATTTGCCCTCCTTCAAAACGAGAGACCATCGCCCGCCGGATAGCGAATGTAGAACCACGGGGCATATTCTGGAAGTTGGGGTTACGAGAACTGAGCCGTCCTGTAGCTGTGACACATTGCATGAAATCGGGGTGTACGATGTTATCCCTGTCTTTGTTGTTTTTGAGTCCTTCAACAAAAGTAGAGAGGTAAGTGCGTAGTGCATTGTATCGGGAGTAACTCTCTGCAAACTCTCGGGCGGTACCAGAAAGTTCATCGAGGCGTTCTCTAAGTGTTTCATGGTCTGTCTTGAATCCGGCGGCGGCTGTGTCCCACGCATCTCGGGGAATGATTTTAAAGCCCGCCACTTCTTTAGTCGGTGCATAGATTACTCCATCCCCTTCACATGGTTTACAGATACGCACAGCCTTACCTTCCGTGCCATCTTTCTTGATAACTTTCTTGCGGCCGGCTCCCATACAAGCTGTGCAACGGGAGGCTACAGTCTTTCGTAGTATCTCCGTCTCATCCTTCACGTACATGCCAAATAAATTTTTTGTCATCTTTGTACGTTGCTTGGGTTTACGGGTAGCACCACGTAATTCTGATCCCAAGTTGAAGATGGAGGACCAACGCTTTTTGTCTATCACTTTACGTGAGTAGAACAGCATGGAACGGTCGTCCGCGCTGTTGAGGTTGACAGGTGTGTCGCCCATCGCTTCTTCAGCCATCCGCTGTAGCTTGACTTCGAGGGCGTTCATCTCGTCCCGGTACTCTTTCTCAATGTCATTGAGCGCACTTGGGTCGATCTTGATACCTGTCCTCTCCAAGCTCGATAAGACTTCTGTCATCTCCAGCGACAGACGTAGGGTGTTCAATAGTTTCGATGCCATAGGCTTTCATCTCCTCTTGGAGTTTCTGTGAGAAAATCTCACCGTTCATTACGCTACCCATACCGTCGAGCACACCATTATAGTACTCGACTGACGTTAAGTCATCATCCATGTCCGCTTCGTTACGCAGAAACGTGTAGATGTTAACAGCAGATTCACGGGTGATGCCACCCATGAGTCCTTTATACGCTAGGGGTTTCTTGCTCATCGTCTTTTCCTTTCAACAACAACTTGTCGATAGAGTAGTCCTCGTTCTCTTTGTCGAGTGCTTTCTCGAGTAATGATGTTAAACCAATCTCTACGAGAAGTCGAGTTGCTTCAGGGCTAGTCTCAATCTCGAGATTAGCAGAGCCATCCTCGTTCTCTTCCAAGCGTGTTACTTGAATCATCCCGAGTTGCTCTTGCTTCAATATATTTTCGTTATCTTCACTCATCGGTTTATCTCCTGTTGATTTTGCATAGGAATACTATGCTTTCCCCACGGTTTCGTAATCATCCAGTGACCCAAGGGTACCACACCATGCCACTGCTTTTCAAAGCCTACTCTACTGTAGTGTCGTCCTCCTTCCCTTCTCTCGAACCCATATTTTTCTCGGTTACGGTGCATGAATTGACAGACCGAGTACTTGGTCTTGCCTATCACGTCGCCTATCTCAGCGGCACTGTAGCCCCTCGCCCACAACTTAATAACGGTCTCAATCTCTTTGGGCCCGTACTGTTTATGAAACGCCATAGAGCTCCTCCCATGTTGTCATGTACTTCTCCACCACCTGCTTACACGCAACCTCCCATGTCGCCTGCACGTCAGCTATCCCATACTCCTCTACGATCTCCCACGGAATCTCCGCAAATGTCTTACCGCTCTTGAGGTAATCCTGCGTAAGGTCTTTCTTCTTTTCAGTAACCTCATACCTTTTCGCG